CGAAGATAGAATAGATAGATTTGTAGATGAAAATCCAGAGTTAGATGGCACACTGAAAATTAGTGATCTTAAATTTAAACAATATGGTTGGCAAGAAATACCATATAAACAAATGAAAGTTGTAGATGGTGTACATTATGCACATCACTTCCCATCTGGTATTATGGGTTCAGCTATATCTGGAGAAAATATTGGTAGAACTCTATTGACAAAACACAAAGTTTCTGCTACAGTAGGACATAGTCATTTGTTAGATTACGCTATATCTACATTACCAAATGGTAAAAAGATACATGGACTATCTGCTGGATGTTATCTAAATCATCCAGAGCACTTTGCTAGAGATACACAGCATATGTGGTGGAGTGGTCTTGTACTTAAAAGAGAAGTAAAAGATGGTAATTATAATATAGAAACAATTGATATTAAAACTATAAGGAGAGAATATGGTAAAAAGTAAAAGAACATATACATCTATAAAAGAGTATGGTCATGATATCTCTTATGAGAATGAAAGAAAGCATAACAATGTAGATTCTCCTTCTCACTATAAACATGGTAAAAAAGAAACTATAGAAGTTATAAGAGATTGTATGACTAACGATGAATATCATGGCTATCTAAAAGGTAATGTTTTAAAATATGTTTCTAGATATAAATTTAAAGGAGAACCACTAGAAGATTTACAAAAAGCTAATTGGTATTTAAATAGACTTATAAAGGAGGTTAGTAATGGGACAAGTTAAACAGGCACTAATGGAAGTAGAAGATTTCGTTGCAGGTTGTTTGCGTGAAGGTAGAACGTTAAATCAAACCATACGAGATGCCAGAGAATCTAAGGCAGCAAAAACTAATCCTTATTTTGATAGTGAGGATTTAATAGAAAACAAATACTACCAATTTAAAGGAGCAGAGTAATGCGTGATATGTTTATAGAGGCACTGAGAAAAAAATATGAAGCTGATATAAGTGTGGCAAAAGCTACAATACAAGTATACATGGACAAGGCTGTAGGTATTGGTGAGCACCCACAGTTTGTACATGAGATAGATAAGCAACTAGATATTATTGCTACGGCTGAAGAAAAAATAGAAGTACTAACAAAACATTATCCAGTGGATGATGATATACCATTTTAATAGGAGGACAAATGGCTGAAGAAAAACAAAAAACACGACAAACAACACCTAGAACATATTTTATAAATTCAGAACAACTAATGGATATTATGAGATATTTAATGACAAGACCATATGGTGAAGTGGTTAAGTTAATGAACTCTCTATCAACACTTACACCTGTAAATTCTGATGGGGGGAAAGATGTCGGAAAAAAATAATTTAGATAAATACACAGGTATATTATTTGAGTTAAAAATAGGGTTAAATAAAAACAATGCTATTGTAATTGACTATGGTGGTAAACCTGTAGGTAAAATTAGAGAAGCATTAAAAGGATATCCTTACCATGGAAATTTGTGTGCTGCAGTAATTAATCACGCAAATTCTGTGGGTAGGAAATTACAAGAAGATATTAAGCAATTAATACAAAAGGTATAATAATGGAAAATAAAAAAAGAAATATAAAGGAACTTATAGAAAAAGAAGCACCAAATTTAAATAATTTATTAGACCCAGAAGAGGTTAAAATATTTAGGGGTTTAACAGATGAGTTAAGAGACACTTGGACTAAAAAACAAATGTTTAGAACAGAAACTGAAATGCAGTTTTCTGTATTAAATGATGCAAAGTATCCAACTAAAGCTGCAAAGTATTGGCAGTGTGTTAGAGAACAAAATGTATTTTTAGAAAACTTAATGACACTATCTTTTGATTATAGAAGAACAGAAGTTAAGATAAAAAGATTACAAGAAAAGTTAGATAAAGAAACAGACCCATTAAAAAAAGAGTTAATACAAATTGATATAGACGAAAAAACATATAGTAAAGCATCTATGCAATTAGTTGCAAGAGATAGAATGAGAGAAATAAAGCTATGGTCTAAATTTAAGAAAAAGTTTGATGATGGATCTTTTGATACTAAAAATGTTAATACACATCAATTAAATTCTTATCATTTAACTATGAAAAATAAAGCAGAAACTTTAACTCAAGGATCATCTCAACCAGAAGTATTTAATGTTTTAGGACAATTACAATCTATTGAAAGAATAAAAAAAGATATAGCTATTGAAAATAAAAAGAAAGAAAATGCAAAACTGGAATTTGAAAAAAACTCAATCGGACAACAGGATTAAAAAACTTTTCTTTTTAGTTGGAATGCCAAGGTCGGGTAATACCTTGTTTACATCTATTATAAATCAAAATCCTAACATAACATGTACCGCTAACTCTATTACATTAGAGATTATGAAGGATTTGTTTTTATTAAAGAAGACAGATGTTTTTCAAAACTATCCAGATCATCAATCATTAGATAATGTATTAGATTCTGTCTTTGTAAATTATTATAAAGATTGGCCACAAAAATATATCATAGATCGTGGTCCTGTTATGACCAAAGGTAATTTTAAATTAATGCAAAAACATTTTAAAAAACCTTTTAAGTGTGTGGTATTACTTAGAGATTTAATGGATGTATTAGCTTCTTATATAAAATGGTATACAGAAGAACCTACAGCATTTCCAAATAGACTTAATTTAAAAAATGATGAAGAAAAACTATTTATGTTAATGAATATTAATGGAGCTATTGCTAAAGATTTAGAAGCAATTAAAAATTCTTTTAATTATCCAGACATATGTCACTTTATAAAATATAATGACTTGGTGCAAAACCCAAGAGAAGAAATAAATAAAGTTTATAATTTTTTAAACATACCTTATTACCCACACCAATTTACAAACTTGCAACAAATAAATATTAATGGTATGCCTTATGATGATACCATACTTGGAAACAATATGCATAAAATAAGAACAGAAATTAAGAAAGAATACAATCCCTATATTGAAAGAATACCTCAAAGAATAAGAGAAAAATATGAACACATTAGATTCTAATATTAAATATAAATGTATATTTTTAGGGCAATCTGTTTTAATTTATGATGTGCCTTTAGATGTATATAATACTATTAATCATATTTATGAAACAAAAAAACATGAATTACCTAGAGCTAATCCACAATTAATAGGTAAGATTCAAAACGAACATTCTTTATTTTTTGATGGCTCACCTAATAATAAAATGCATCCACATAATTTTTTACCAGATAATGTACGCCAATGGTTTTTTGAAGTTATGAAACACTATTTAGATTGGAATAGAATTAAAGAATATAAAATGCATATGAATTCTATATGGATAAATGAAATGAAAGAACATGAATACAATCCAATACATATTCATCAAGGATCTTTATTTACTGGTTTATCTTCGGTTATGATTTTAAAATTACCACAAGATATGGGTGTTGAATATTCCGCAGCTCAAAAACCAATGAATGGGCAATTACAAATACTAGGAAATTCTTCAGGACAATTTTGTAATTCAGACTATGGTCCTATTTTAAGAGAAAGAGCTTTTTATGTATTTCCATATGACATGAGACATTGTGTTTATCCCTTTAATGGAAATGGTTTTAGAAGAACTCTAGCATGCAATATGGATGTACAATACGACCCAATTAAAAATAGGAGTGCAACATGATAATAACAGAACCTAAATGGAAAAGTTGGATAGTTGAAACAACAACACCTTTATTTACACCAGATCAATGTAGGCAAATTATTGAATGTGGTCACAGGCAAAAACCTCAACAGGCACAAGTTGGAATGGGAAAACCAGGTGGTGGATTAGATACAAAGAAAAGAGTTACAACTATTGGTTGGATTCCTTTTAAAGAAATGCAACCTATGTATAATGATCTTAATATTTTTATTCAAAAAGCAAACAGAAATCATTTTGGTTTTGGAGATATACAGATTACAGAAAACGCACAGTTTACAGAATATCCAGAAGGAGGATTCTATGATTGGCATATGGATACCGATGTCACTATGTATAATGAGCCACCTGTAAGAAAAATATCTATGACTTGTCTATTATCTCCTGAAGATCAATTTGAAGGAGGAGATTTAGAATTAATGGCTCCTGGTAAAATAGCTAAACTTAAACAAGGTCATGCAATAATATTTGCATCGTTTTTAAATCATAGAGTAGCACCTGTTACTAAAGGTGTTAGACAATCACTCGTTGTGTGGTTTGGGGGAGAACCTTTTAAATGATTAAAGAATATTTTTTTCCAACTATTATTTATATTAAAGATTTACCTAATGCTAATGAATTAAATCAATATTTAGAAAAACATATACTTGATTGGAGCAATCAAGATAAAGGTGTAAGTAAAACTAATGTAAATGGTTGGCATTCACAAACCGATATGAATCAAAAAAAAGAATACGAACCTTTAATTCAAGAGTTATTTCAAATGCAAAAAGAAATAATTGAAGAAGAACATTTAGACATACAACCTAGATTAGGTAATATGTGGGCTAATATTAATCCACCTGGTGGATATTTC